ATTTTTTATAAAATTATTTATTTTATTTATTAAAATAATTATTTTAAAATCGTTTAGACCAAAAATCCTTAGACCAAATTCAGACCAAATTCAGACCAAACTTATTCTCTCAGATCGTCTGCCAAGAAGTTATTAACATTTGCCTCATTACGTTGTGTTTTATGATTGTTGATAACTTTTTATTGTGATTTACTTGTTTTTTGTTTAAAAAAGTTTATTCGCGCGCGCGCGTTCCTTATTAGACCGGTTCTTTAATTAAGTTATCAACATTTAAAAGATATTTTTAATGTGGAAAAATAAATTATTTATTTTTGTTGCATTTCTTTTTTTTTATGTATATGTTTGAATTATAAAATTATTCACTTAAATAAATAATCATGAAAGCTTTATTGTTCACCACAAACAAAACCGAAACAATTTTAAACCTTGTATTTTTTACCATTGGGACGGCATTAATTGTAATTTGTCTCACTTGTCTTATTTATGGCATTAAAATAGGTTTGCTATGATAACGGAAATAAAAAACTTAAGAAGAATAAACGTAAGATACATACCACCAACAAATAACAGAGGCTCCAGAGTCAAGATATTTGAAAATAAAAGGTATGATGATGATAAAACAAAAAGTAAAACCTTTTCTTATTCTTATGATTTTGGCAATATAGAATTACAAGCGTACAATATCCTAATAAATAACGGTTGGCACATTGTTGCTAGATGTCGAGAATATGGTTCATACTCATTTTTATGTGATGACTGGATGAATGGTAATGAATCGGAATACAAGCAAATTGATCAATTAAAGTAAAAGTATTATGCAAATATTTTTGATTTTACTTACTTGTTTTCTTTTCTTTTTAATAATTAAACCACTATTCAAAAAGAAAGAGAAAAAAGAGCATGAGAGCGGTTTAATAGACTTTGATAAAAAAGAATTGAAACGAGCTGCAGAGACCTTTGAAATAGAATTTATCGAACAGAAAGATAAATCTTTGAAGGCTATAAAAATAATCAATACACTACAATTCGGATTGATTGAAATAGTTTTTTTTAGAGGTTCGATTTATTCCGATAAAGGTTTGACGTTTGCACAATTCAATGACGCAAATGGCTCAAAGAAAAAACTAGTTTTTTATCTAGACGACCTAACAAACAATGATATTATTTTAATATTGACATTTTTAAATAAACTATAAACAAAACAAACATGATAAATTCTATAGAAATACAAGGCAAAGAGTGGTTTGACAAGATCAACGGCAATAGTTATTTTAGTGCCGTTATAACTTTAAACGACAAAGAGACAATATATATACCGTTTCAATATGGTTACGGAGTTTCTTACATTCAAGAGTGCAAAAGAGTCTTGACCGAGCATAATAAGATAAGTGCTGGTGATCACGTCACTTTATCGAGGTATTGCGATGAAAACAATATACTATTTAATGCAACCATTAAAAGCAATTGCAAAAAAAGAGAATTAAAGAATAATTAACACATAAACAAAATAACCATGATAAATTACATAAAAAATGCGAAGCAATGTTTTACTGATAAAAACATTCAAATTACTAAAGTTTGTTTATTGGATAAAAAAACGGTTTCAATTAGTGCTAAAACCTTTCATTATATTCCAGATATAAAAAATAGCAATATGTTTTATATCTCATTAAACTACTTTAAAGGATTAAAAAGGAATAATTACCCTTATTTCGGTATGCCAAAAGCAAAACAGGTATAAATAAATTAAACCTAACTAATTAAAGCTACCTTTTAAGGTGGCTTTTTTTATGCCTCATAGCCTCTTAGCTATTTAAATCATTTCTAAGCAATTATTTTATTTGTCTAGTGGGTAACACTACTTTATTAATTGGATGGCTTAGAACGTCTCTAAATGCTTTGTTCGTTTGTTTGGTTGAAAAGTTTAGTTGAAAAGTTAGTGCACACCAACATAAATATTTACAAAAAGAAACCTACCAACCGACCCTATACCGACCCATAGCATTGTTATATAATATTTATTATGTTAAGTAAACCTCCCTCCTACTGTATACCGTGGTAAAGACGCTGATTTTTGTTTTTTAGAGGTAGGGTAACACCATTCACATTTTTCTCCAAAATCAACTTTAAAACCATAATCCCAAAATTTTTTAGTTTCAGTTTTAAGGAATTTGTTTGCTTATAAAAATTTATTGTGCTATTTCACAGATACGTTGTTTGTAATAATACTTTTGATGGGAGGATTTGTTATCTTTGTATTTCAACAAAAGAGTTTATGGATAAAGAAATAGAGCAATTGAAATCTCAATTAAGTGGAGATATGTTTAAGGATATGGAAATTAAAGACCAAATACATAAACTAGAGATGCAGAGCAAAGGTGTTTCTTGTTCTATTGAAGATGAAGAATGTCTTGCTTGTGGGAGTTAGAACTCTTCCACATCTTCTCTTGAATCTCTTCTAACATAAGCTTCACACCAATATTGTGCCTCTTGGTTAGCTTTCTTTAGCTTGTTATTTAAGCGTAGTATTACCGCTAGTAGGATTAGTATTATTGTTGTTGTTATTATAAGCATTTCTTATTTTGTCTATGTATTGAAATATTCTTTCTATCTCTAGAGTTTTAAATCTAATGTCTTTTAATGCTTCTGTGATTATCTTTTCCTTGTCAATCATATATATTCACTAGTTCACTTTTAACGTGTTCCCAATAGGTTTTATTCTTTACCTCCTTCATTATTTCATTCACGGCTATTATAGCACAATCTCTTGAATGTTCTATGCTTACACGAGACATCTTATGGATTATCTCAATGGCTTTTTCTTTTGGTGTTGAAATATTCATTTGTTATGTAATTTAATAAATAAAGATGCCATTAAAATTGATAAGCCAATAATAATCAATGCCATTAGTTTTATTGTCTCTATTTTCTTATGTGTTGATTTGTGGAATTTATCTATCTGCTCTTTCATGGTAGTCTTGTTCTAGTTCTGCTAAATAATTTCTTAATTCTTGTAGTGGTAGTTTGTTTGCATACAGATTGTCTATTTTATACCACAATTGGGGATAATTGGATAGAAATTCTTTTATTTCTGCCTCTCTATGTTTTTTTTGTTTCATTGTAGTTCTTCTAAACATTCACTACATATATCACAATAATCATAATCCTCAATGCTCATGTTTTCTCCACACATTTCACAAATATTAACATTAAGCGTTAATTTGTGATTCTCTAGGCAACTTATTACCTCTGAATATGCTTTTAGACCAATAAAACGTATATGTTTTATGTCTTCTTCAGTTCTTCTAACTAAATCCTCAATAGTTTTAATATTTGATCTATCCAAGCAATTATATGTTTTATTACTTAGTCCAAGTATTTTAATTGATTCTTTAAATATATCATCTGGCTTCTTAGTTAAATTCTTTGTAGATAAAACATCAATTAATTTACTTAAAGCTTTATTTGTGTGTTTTTGATTTTTATTTATAGCGCATAATTCTCTATAAATAGCATCTAGTTTTTCTTTCATCTTAAATTATTTCTTTCGTTCCTTAAAATTAAATATTCAAGCCAATAGTTAACCCAATTTGTGTCGTAGTTGGTTTTTTTGGCATTCTTGTATTTGTTGTATGCCTCTTGCATCTTTATCTTGAGGTATTCTCCTTCAGAGATGAAAACGTATTTCATTTTAATTCTGATTTATATTCCACCTCAAATACACCAACGCTTTCAATATTGTATTTCTTTGGGAGGCTATGTTTAGCTTCTCTTAGTGTTTTATGGGGAATCTCTGAACAATAGAATTTATTTTTTTCTATGTCTAAGTGAATGGTTACATATCCTTTATTCATGGCTTATCCTATGTTAAAATATTTTTTTTCAATATATTCAGACTCATCTTGTAATCCTAAGTCTTGCATCATTGACCAGACACAATCTGCATCTGATATTTCAATTAACTCGTCTATTTTTTCTTCTGTGTATTTCATTGTTTTTCTGTTTGTTTATTCAAATCTCAGAACTAAAAACAAGAAAAGCAAATATTTTTTATTTTTTTTTTATTAAATAGACCAAATGCGCTCATTTATTGTGTCATGCGCCTATTTTTTGTAACAAATACAAATTAAATATGTTACAAGAGACATATTAATTCGGTTTACATTAGAATTACTTCACTAAATATGACAATTACTGTCAAGAAAGGATGTCTAATTATGTTTACAATAGTGCTTGGAATTGCACTCTAAGTATAAAAATAAGAAGAATAATAAACTATTTTATTGTAATGTGCATTATAAAGCACTCATTAATGTCTTTTTGATCCTTTAATGACTCATTAGTCATTCATTATATTAAATTCTTTATGCATATAATTATTGATTTTTTCATCATATTATATGTTTTTGCATAATTGCACAATGAAAAACCTTAAAAATGCACTATGGAAGTGCATATTGCTTAGATAATTGCACCTTGATATTGTTGCTTTAATGACTCATTAGTCATTCATTATATTAAATTCTTTATGCATATAATTATTGATTTTTTCATCACATTATATGGAATTGCATATTGCTTAGATTATAAGATTTGAGAAGGAGGTAGATAAAAACAAATCAACCCCCTACCCCCTAGAGAGGATTGATTTATTAATTCTACAACATTGCTTGAGTTATTGAGTTCTCGAAGTATGGCTGATTAGCGGTAACAAATCATAAAGACCATACTAATCATTTAAAGAGGAATATCTTCTTAGTTTTCAAAAAGAATTATGTTTTTAGAATACAACCGCTTAAATCTATGAATTAAGTAAAGTTGAAACCTCTTTGATTTAGGGATAAAGAGAACACAAAAAAACCCTCGGCTAAAGCGGTACACACCAAGGGTTTTTAAATTGTCTAGTGTTTGTTACTAGAATATCTTCCATAGTTGTACCGCTACATCTATAGCGCAAATATAAGCAATATATTCTAATTTAAACAAAAAGAATTGCTTTCATCGCTTTCATGAAAGAAACGAAAGCTTCGAAAGCTACACAATTTGAACACTACAAACAAATACTGTCTATATTTGCGTTATGCCAAAGAAAGAAACATACTACGCTGGAAAAGGAAACACCAATGCTGGTGTAACCACCCAAATAAATAAGAATAAGATATTAGAGGCAATGAAGGATGAGTATGGAGCAATACAACATTCTTGTGATAGAGCAAGTGTTTGCATAGCCACTTACAGAAACTATTATAACAACGATGAGGAGTTTAGAGCAAAAGTTGATGCTATTAGAGCGGTTGTTAGAGAAAAGGTTGCAAATAGTCTTATACGCAAAGCAATTGAGAAGGATGACACATTGTCTCAGATATTCTTCTTAAAAACCCAAGCTGGATGGGTCGAAAAGAAACAACTTGAGGTAACACAGAAGAGACAATTAATTCAGATCATCCCAGCTGGTGATTTCGAAGAAGCAAACATAATTGAAGAGGCAGAGATACTAGATGAAGATTTTAGCGAATAAGCAGTTTTATCAATGTTTAAAATCAAAGGATAAGAGGTTTGTAATTCATAATGGTGGGAGTAGAAGTGGTAAGACATATGCCATTCTTCAGTATTTGATATACACCGCATTAAATACAGACCAAAGCAAAGCATTACACATCACAATAGCAAGGAAGTGGTTACCTAGCTTAAAAGACTCGGCAATGCTTGATTTTTTTGAAATATTAGATTCGTGGAATTTTTATGATGAGGCATCACATCATAAAACAGACTTAAAATATGTACTAAATGGTCACACATTTAAGTTTCTAGCCACAGGAGATCAACCAGAAAGACTACGATCAATGAAAAGAGATATTCTCTATGTCGTTGAGGTTCAAGAGTTGAGTAAAGAAGAGTGGAGACAATTAAATCTTAGAACAACCACACAAGTATTCTGTTGCTATAATCCCTCAATGTCAGATCATTGGATATATGATTTAGAAGACAATAGAGCAGAGGATGTAGCGGTGTTTGTTACAACATATAAAGATAATAAGTTTTTATCAGATGTTCAAAAGCACGAGATAGAGATGCTTCAAAAGACTGATCCAGAGGCATTTCGTGTGTATGGTGAAGGAAAACGTGCTAGTACAAATAAAGGTAGGATTTACAAAGGATGGGAAGATGTTGGTGAGTTACCAGAAGGAGGAGTGTTCTATTCAGTAGATTTTGGATTCTTCCCACATCCTACGGTGATTTTGAAAGTAGTGAGTGCAAATGAAAGTATTTACGCTAAAGAATTAGCTTATTCGACCAAGATGATGGATGAAGACATAATAATGACTCTAAGGAACGCTCATTACATGGGAGAGCCTATTTATTGTGATCACAACCAAAAGCAAACAATAGAGCAATTAAAAAGAGCTGGATTCAATGCCATGGAAGCCAAGAAAGGTAATAATTCCATCATTGAAGGAATTAACTTTTTAAAGAGAGCAAATGTGTTTATTCATAAGGATTCAAAGAACCTAAGAAAGGAATATGAGAGTTATTCTTGGAAGTTAAAGAGAGGTTTTGATCCAGATGATGAGAATGCTTATGAGCAATTTCCAGAGGATAAAAACAATCACGCAATGGATGCTATTCGAATGGGATATTATAGTCATTTTTTTATTGGCAATAAATTCTTTGTAATATGAAAAAGTTTTATATATTTGTTAAAAATATTACTGTTTTTTATTCTGTTTTTCTGTATAACCTCTCCTTATTCGGAGGGGTTTTTTTATTTGTGTTATTTTTGCTATAAATATAAATTATGGGATTTTTTGACTTCCTCAAGAAGAAACAAGTAAATACTGATCCACGATACAATGAGATGATATTTGGTCGGTTTGGTGTATCACCATTCATTAGACAAGAGCCAAATAAAGAAAGCTTTATTAAAGAAGGATACCAAAAAAACGCAACGGTATATTCAATAATTGACTTGATTTCAAAATCTGCATCAAATATAAAGATGAGAGTGTATGAAAAGCTTGATGTCTCGGCAGCAAAAGAATATCATGGATTAATGAATGGTGCGATGAATGATACATCAATGTTCAAGGCACAAGCAGCAAAGAAAAGAGCATACAGACCAGCGGATAATTCAGATTTAGCTAAGTTCATAGAGAATCCAAATCCGAAGCAAGGTCAAGCAGAATTTATTACTGATTTAATCGCTTTTGAATGCCTAACAGGAGATGGATTCATTTGGGGATTAAAACCTCAGAGTGGTTCACAAAAAGGAAGAATAAAAGAGATGCACGTTCTACCTTCTCACTTGGTAGAAATAAGTGGTGGTGATATTTATGAACCAATTAAAGGATACACATTAAATTGGTTGAGTTATAATAAAGCCATACCAGCACAGGATGTCGCTCATATTAAGAATTTCAATCCAAATTATAGTAGTGTAGGAAGTCATCTTTACGGACAGTCCCCACTTATGGCGAGCTTTCGTAATCTCCAAATTAACAACGACGCCATCACCACAGGAAGTAAATTCCTTACCAACCAAGGAGCGAGAGGTATTCTTACATCAGATGATAATATGCTTACGGCTGAACACGCAGCAGCATTGAGAGATAAGTATAAGTCTATGTATAGCGGAGTAAATAACGCTGGTGAGATAATGGTAACAAACCATAATTTCAAGTGGTTAGAGATGGGATTACCAGCCGCTGATCTTGCATTAATTGAGCAATACAATTTATCAATTAAAGATTTAGCATCTGTTTACAAAGTTCCATCGATTCTATTAAATGACACCCAAGCGAGTACCTTCAATAACTACAGGGAAGCAAAAAAGTACCTTTATTTACAAGCAGTATTTCCAAAGCTAATTGCTTTAAGAGATGAGTTAAACCGTTGGTTAGCACCTACTTACGGAAGCCAATATTACATTGATTTTGATTTCTTGAGTGTTCCAGAACTTCAAGAGGATATGGAGAAGATTGTTAGGCAATTATCTCTTTCATGGTGGCTTACACCAAATGAAAAAAGAGCCGTTATGCAATACGAACCAATTGATAAAAAGGAGATGAATGAAATAATGATGTTGGCAAATTACATACCTATTTCAGATGGTGTTACACCAAAGGAAGTTGGAGGAACTAGTCAACAACTATTAAGTGATGCTTCTGACTACATAGAAAAGTAGTGTGTTACCCAAATTTTTATGAGGATTATGATTCTTTCATTGATAGATGCAAGAGAGAACTTCCAATTAAAACGCTAAATAAAAACTATCGTCAGAGAAGGAGTATGTATTTAAAGCAAGGATTGGGAGACATTCCTTTCTTATTAAATACAGAAGCGAGGATGAGAAAGTATATTGAGGAGTATACACTTGAATTAGAAGCTAATTTAGACCAAACTTATTCTGACATTGCTTTATTCATTGCTTTAAATGGAGTGGATGCTGCTTGGCAGTTAGTTAATACACCAAATGAGTTAAAGGATACGTTAAGATATGGATACATAGAGATAGGATCGTATATTGATGATAGGTATTCAAATAAATACGGAGGTGAATCAAATCCATTCATAGAAACTTTAATGGTTTCTATATTCTTAAATAGATTCCTTGGAAAGGATTTATTTATTGAAACAACTAATAATACAATTAAAACAATAATAAATAATTCCATCTCAACGGAAGAAATTTTAGACCAAATTAGGAAGCACAATAATAAACGTAGAGCAAAGGTTATTGCTTCAACGGAATTAGGAATTGCTCAAGCAAGTGCGGAATTAGAGGCTATGAAGAGGATTGCCATGCTAAAGCCAATAAAGAAGTATTGGGTTGGTGTTTTAGATGATAGAATAAGAGATAGTCACTTTGAAGCCACTAATTTCTACGTTAAATCAAATGCAATTGAGTTGGATGCCTATTTCAATGTCAATGGATCACAAATGCTTCATCCTAGAGATTATACCGCACCTCCAAGTGAAATAGTTAATTGCAGATGCTATTTAGGATATTCTTTTGAAAAATAATTAAAAAAGTTTTTTATTACAATATTATTGATTTATACTTGCTGAAGTAAGCGTGGTGGCTTAGTTTTATGGTTATAAGTTTGAGAAGAGTGTCTGTAAAAAGATGCTCTTTTTTTTTATGTTTATCTTTGGCATAAAATTACACTTATGTTAAAGTTTAAAGGAAATCATTGGGATGAAATGGATGACGAAAAAGGTATCATCAAAGGATACGCTTCCATGTTCAATAATGTTGATTCAGACAATGATATCATAACCAAAGGAGCATACACAAAAACATTACAAGAAAACATTAATAGAATAGCATTCTTATATCAGCATAACATGGCACAACCAATAGGTAAGCCAATTAGCATGAATGAGGATGATAATGGATTATTCATTGAAGCTAAAATATCTGATAGCACTCTTGGAAGAGATGTTAAGACGATGGTTTCTGAAGGAATATTAAAAGAATTTTCTGTTGGATTTATTCCAATAAAAGAAGAACAAATTGGCAATGTCAACTATATCAAGGAGATTAAATTATTTGAGTTCTCTTTGGTTACACTAGCCGCTAATCCTCTTGCTCAAGTAACTGAGTATAAAGGAACAAAGTCTGTTGACGATCTAATGAATGAGTTTGACCGATTAATTAGCTTGTGTAGAAAGCTAGATAATCCTCATCTCATGGAGTTTGAATTACGAATGCTAAGAGAGAAATCTTCACTTATACTTGATCAGTCTCATGAATATGAACTAAAACAAGAAGAAGTCGAAAGCAAAAAGATAGCTGACGAATTAAACAAGTTTTTAAATAGTTTATAATAAAGTATATGGAAGATTTAACAAATAAGCTTAATGCCATCAAGGATGGTCTTGAGCAAACGATTGATCAAAAAATTGGTCTATCGGTAGAAAAAAATATGGGTTCTGATTTTAAGAACCAATTGAAAGGTGAAGTAAACGAATTAGTTGAAAAGCACGTGAAAACTGTTCAAGAGTTAAACTCTAGAATTGATTCTTTGGAGATGTACAAGCAGACATCTATGTATAACACTCCTAAGACATTCGCTTCAGTATTAAAGGATGAAATGATGGTTAACGAAGCTTTCAAAGCTTTCGCAAACGGTCAATCCTCAAAAGCTACATTGAATTTGAAGGTTATGACTACTCCAGCTAACGCTAGTGGTGATACAGTACCTGCTAGTGTTCTTGCTGGATTCTATTACGATCCTTCTAGAACTACTAGAGTAAGAGATTTACTACCTAGAATCACAACTTCTTCTAACACAATTAGATATGTACAGGAAACCTCTTACACTAATAATGCTGCTGCTAAAGTTGAGGCTTCTGCTTACGGTGAATCATCTTTCAAGCTTGATCCTGTTGATGCTCCTGTAAGAAGCATTGGATCACAATTGACAATGACTAAGGAGATGTTTAACGATGTTCCAGCTTTAAGTGGATATATCGCTACAAGAATCCCAGCCAAGGTAATGAACGTAGAAGATTCTCAACTGCTTTTCGGAGCTGGAACAGGAGCAAATCTTCAAGGTTTAATGACCTCTGGTGGTGGTGCTGCATTTGATGAAGCTTCAACAGGAGCATTCTATCAATTCTTCGGAGCAGATGCTTCTGCTTATACAAACGAATTTGATGTTCTGATTGCTGCAAAGAATCAAGCACAAGTTCTTGAGTATGTACCTACTGCCGTAATGGTAAACCCAACTGATTACAACAAAATGTTCTTGCATAAAGATGCAAACGCAAATTACGTTGTATTCGTTAATGGTGTATTAACCATTCTTGGTACTCCTATATTCCCTTCTACTGCCGTAACTGCTGGTAAATTCATCATTGGTGATTTCGCTGCTGGTGCAACATTGGCAATTAGAGAAGATATGGAGGTTAGTTTCTCTGAGTCTCACTCTGACAACTTCGTTAAGGATTTGATCACAGTTAAAGCTACGGAGAGAATTGCACTACCAATTCACAATCCTAATGCATTCGTTTGGGGAACATTCGCTGACGCAATTGCATCATTGAACGCATAAGCCACTTTTGTGTGTTTGTTTAAAATGGGGGGATAGAAATATCCCTCTTTTTTTTTGTTTTAGCTATGATTGTTATTAAATTGCAGAATGAGTTATGATTACATAAATCCTTCTCATTACAAGAGTGGTGGAAAGGAAACATTTGAGAAAATGATAGATATATGGGGTGTTGAAGCATTTATATCACATTGTGAAATGACTGCATTTAAATACAGAATGAGGTTGGGTTTGAAACCAGACCAACCAATAGGTAGAGATTTAGAGAAAGCTATGTGGTATGAAAACAAAGCAAATGAACTAAGAAAGTTATAAGAGAGAGACACCAAAATAAGGTGTCTTTTTTTTATTCATTATCTTTGTTGAAAAATAAAACCATGCTATTAAAAACAATTTTCCAAACAATAAAATCATTAATCCCTGTTGTTGGTGAAATTCAAGAAAACATCAAATCCAATACTGATGCTTCACCTTATGGTCATTTTTCAAAACCAGCGTTTATAAAGCAGATTGTTAGATTATTAATTGCATTGGTAGCGGTTTATTTATTTGCTACAGGAAAACTTTCTGTAGATGAAGTGAAGGATTTAACTAATCAATAAAAATGAATGATTGGTTTGCCAACCATTGGCAAGAGTTAATAACTGCCATTGGTTTGGGAGGAGGCACTTCAGTATTAGGAACTAAAATGATTGATAAACAACAAAATAAGCGGATAGATAAAATTGAAGGTAGGCTCACATCAATAGAAAGTGATTTAACTCTCAACAATGGCTTAGATAATCAGTTTAGAAAAGAATTAGACAATAGACTTGGTAATATAGAGTCTTTAAATAATCGTATTTTAGAACACTTATTAAACAAAAAGTAATGGCAAAATTAAAAGTAAAGACTTCATTTATGGTAGGCTCTCAAATGTATAATGTTGGAGATGTAATAAATGTTGAGAATAAAAATGACCAAACACATTTAATAAATTCTGGTCAAGCTGAATTTGAAACTTATGATTTCTTTAAAAAAGAAGAGAAGCAAGTTATTCAGACCAAAGAATTAAAAGTAGAAGTTCAGACCAAAGAAGAAGTTGTTTCAGAAGATTTAGAATCTTTGAGATTGCAATATTTAGATAAATTTGGAAAAGAAGCGGATAAGAGATGGAAGGAAGCTAGACTATTAGATGAATTAAAATGATTGATTATAAAATTTCAGATGTATTAATTATAAACACCGCAAATGTTGATGGTGAAATAACGGATGCCTCTTCAGTAGATATTGCAAACAACTCTGGAACAATACTAGAAGGAGATGTCATCACAGGAACAGGAATCGTTGGTTCAGTTACCGTAGCAAGTATATCTGAAGATGCCGTAACGGTAGGATTATCTACGATACAAACACTAGCTGATGATACATTACTAAGCTTCACAAGAGCAGATGCAACAGGTTATGATTATCTAACACTATCTGAAATAAAAAGCTACTTAAAGGTAGACAATAGTAGTGATGATGATTTGTTAATTACAATGCTTAACGCTGCCGCATCATACATTGAAAGACAATTTAAGCAGACATTAAAGAATAGAGACATCACAATACAATATGATGCAAACGAGAAATACATAGATTTATTGTTTTGTCCAATGACAAGTATAACAAATGTTACATACACATCGGCAAATAGCAACGCTAGTGGTACGTTTACCGAGTCAACTGATTATTGGACATATGGATTAACTGACAGTAGAACGAGAAGTTTAGTATTTGACATAAATAAGTCTTACCAAACAGTTACAATCTATTACAACTCAGATGGTAGAGTTGTTCCATTTGAAATGAAATTAGCTACTCTAGCTTACATTAAGGTTATGTATGATAACAATAGAAGTTTCTTTGATAAAGATGTACCAACTGCACCTCCAACAGAGACAATTCAATTAATGTCACCATACAAACCTATTGTAATATGAGAGAAAGAATAGAGATTAAAGAAAGAACTTACTCAACTAGCACGACTGGTCAAAGATCATTAAATGAATCAACTACTTTATTGACTTGTTGGTCTGATGTATTTCAAAAAAGAAACGATTTACAAGACCTACAAGGCACTCAAAATGTTCTTGAAGGTGTTTGGGTGTTTAGAATAAGAAACGCTGAATTAGAGTTCCCTATCACCAAATCCAACTTCATTTTATGGAGAGAGAAAGACTATAGTGTGGTTTCTGTTTCCGCACAAGAGAAATATCAAAGAATGGTTGAAATAACTTGTAGCGTAATAGAATAGACATGAAAGTTGAAAGCAACGCTAATCAAATA